ACTTTCTTCAATCGTTGCTCCATGCCTCATCAACTCAGATAAAATCTTGTCATGATTTATCCTCATCAACTCATGTAATTCAGTAATATCGATTTGGTTAGCTTTACTGTTAATTTCACCCAATAGGTCTTGTGTGAGTTGGTCTCGGCTGATTTGCCCCGCTAATTCATCAAGAATAATACTAGCATCAAACTCAGATTCTCCCAGAATAAAATCAGTCCACTCAGATTGATTACCTGTTTTATCCACCAGTCTAGCCCTGAAATAAAATACCTCTCCAGCAGCTAAGCCTGCCATCTCATAGGTTTTTGAGGGATAAGGAACATCAGATAACAGCATCAGACCTTCACCATTATTGGTTTTGCTGTACTGAATTTCAGTTTTTAAAGTATCCCCTGTATTTTCACCAAACCCCCAATCTAACTTAATGCCAAAGACTAATGGTGACGTTCTGAAGTTAACCGGTTTTGGAGGGTTACCCATTTTTCCTGTTAACATTGTTTCTTGTGCGTTAGCCCAAACGCTGGATATTTCAGATGCATTTATCGCACGAACTCTCACCTGATAACGACCAGCATAAATGCCATCAACCTCAAACCCGCATGTTGATGATCTTGGCATTGATACCCAGTTATTATTATCTCTCCGCCATTGAGCCTCATAGGTAATGGCATTATCAACTGCATCCCAATCAACGCGCAGAGTAGTGAATGAAATGCCTTGATTAACGTGAGAATAGGATGATATACGAATGTTTTTAGGTGGTGCTTGCACACCCGGTGGAACAATGGTGATTGGACGCTCATCTATTCTGGCGCCAGAGTCAATGTGATCGTAATTGCTTGGGTTATGGATTGCGCCAGTAATAGTGTATGTATTATCGCCATTATCAGTTATGTTAACGACCCGATAAAGTTGTAATGCTAAATCATCAGCATCAACTGTCCAAACTGCGTTTTTCTCTGGCTCCTGTGAGTACTCCGTTGAAACTGTAATGATATTATCAGCAACCAGTGATACGGTTCTTCCCTCTGAGTGCCCGTTTGGCAGATTAACAATCAACCTATCACCAGTTTTAATATTGGCTCTGCGATCAAGTGTTATTTTTCTGCCTTCTACACGCGATATACGTCCACCATTATCTCTTCCAGCTAACGTAGAGTCGGCAACAGCAATGATATGACCAGGAGAAGGTATTGCCCCCTCTAGTCCTGTCGCAAAACTAATAACTCTGTCGTTAGCATTGGTGAGTAACGCCCAGCGACCTCTACGGTTAGCCTCCGTCTGTCGAGTGCAACCTATCGCTGATATTTCAGTTTTGCGTACTCCGTAACGACGCTGTAGTTTAATATCGGCCACAGCCTCAATCGCATCATTACTGTGGTTATTGGTGTCTGTGTAGGAAACTAATGCTTGCGTATATCGATTTTGCTGACTACCTCCTGAATAGGCAGGCTTACCTCCAACAATATTGGCATTGGTAAACGTTCTAAAAATACTATCTGGCATATCAGCGACAACATTAACCTTGTTATCAGCCCAAAATGTCATACCACGAAAAATAGCCGCTATATCTCGCAGTACTTGGTATGCCGACTCTTGCGATTGAACATAAACATCGCACAGAAATCGAGGCTCCTTACCATCACCACCATGACCATCTGGTACTAGCTCATCACAATATTGTGCTATTTTGTATAAATCCCACTTTTCAATCTGCGAAGCTTTAATACGATCACCGCACCCATAGCGGTTATTTAAAACCAAGTCATAAAATACCCACGCTGGATTATTGGTTGCTGCAAGCTTAAAAGTACCATCCCACACACCCGAATAGGTCCGGTTAATTGGGTCGTAATTCGTTGGCACTTTAATCAGTAATCCCCCCTTAGGACGAACACTAATTTTAGGAATGCGGTTATTGAATTGACGCGCATTGAAGGTGATAAATAATAGGGCCGTATTTGGATAACGCAATTTAGCATCGATAACATCCGTTACCGCAGAAATAGTCACTTTATCAGCAATTCTAGCGGTGTTCTGATTCTTAGTTAATCGTCGGACGCGGATCTGCCACCCTGTGTTTGCTTTGGGCAAATCAACGCGGTGCGTACGCTGGTATTCGCTGGTCGTTTTACCATCAAAAGCAGACTTTAATACTTCATTATATCCAGCACCATCTGTAGATAAGTCAATAGCATATTCAATTCTATAGCCTGTAGTATCCCCGTTATCGTGTTGTTGAAACAATTGAGGAACAGATAGTCTAATGCGCACAGCAGATAGCTGAGTGTTATTAATGCTCCGCACATAGGGCTGCTCGTCTTTTAATTCCAACCCTACCGATGTTTCGCTATCTACTGATGGGATACCCTGAATGTATTCTTGGTGTTCACTACCCGGTCTAAATTCCCAAGTGACACCCTCAAAATTCTTAGTACCGTCCGCATTGCCAATCGGCGTATCATCAAGAAAAATACGAGTATCGTCTAAGCCACCAGCAATTTCACCTTCCGAGATAGCCAATAAAATCTTAGCTGTTGATTCAGAAAGTAAGCTATCTGGTGATTCCGTGGGCGTATGTCCGCCACCGCCACCACCTTTTGCACCATGAATTAATTCCATATTTCACCCATAAAAAAAGCCACATAGTGGCTATTCTGAAATTCGTTTATGTTATTGCTGATCTTCTGTATAAATACCTGCAGAAATGATTGCCCCACCTACCTCTCGCCTGTCCAATCCATAAAGTAAAGGAACTGGATTTCCTTGCGCAGTAGAGTTTACAGCTCCGCCAAAGGCATAAGATGGTTTGTTATCTGAATCTTGCCTCATTGATAGACCTCGCGGTTGAGGTGAAAGCATCTGGTAAACACCACCAAGTGCTACACCTAAACCTATTGTTCCGATTAAATCGCTCGCCCACAAAGCAGCCCCCCAAGGGGCAAATGTCGCGACACCGATCATGGCAATACCCAGCATAGTTTGAAAGAATCCGCCTCGTTTACTTCCTTTAATGATTGGTGCTATGCGGATCTCTTCTTTGGTATCAAGATGTAATTCATCTTCAGCAATGTTGCGCTTACCTTTAAATACAGCAAACTCCAGCCCTTTCAGATGTGCATTAGCAAGAAACTGCTCAAACCCATCATAAAGCACAGAGAGCGCCTTAATCGCCTCACTAGGTGAATCTATATCTAATTTGTGTTCACGCCCAAATTTTGCGCCAAGAACGCCATATAGGCGTATTGTTTTTAGGCTCATACAAACTCTTTCCTCCGCACTATTTTTACCGTCCGATCCCGCCAGTAATCGCTGTAAGGAACCAGTCTGCTCAGTTGTCCATATAAGTGATGAAGTAGCATACCATTCATAATCACACCAGCGTGATTAGGCACATCGGCTTGCACTTGCATAATCACCATATCGCCCTCTTTCGGCTCGCCAGTGACGTCAACAAAACCCGCTTTCTCGTAGTTATCCATATACAGGTTTTCGCCTTCTTCCCACCAATGCCGATCAACGCTGTAGTTATGTAACTCAATACCGTGTTTTTGGTGGTAGTAATCCATAATTAACGACCAGCAATCAGCATAACCCAGCACAAAAGGACGTCCTTCTAATTCACGCTCACCTCGAGGGTAAATAATTCGAATATCACCCTCTGGACATGATGCGATCACCCAAGGCAATCCAGTTGCATCACACTGTAATTTATCTATTTCGCTAGGTTGAGTCGTTACACCATCACCACAATGGCTGTGCACAATTGCTATTGGCTCACCCCAGTCCTCAGCAAGAGCGTAATCTTCTGGAGAAAGCTCAAAATGCTCTGTTGGGTTATCTGAAAGATTGCTACAAGGAAAGTATTTTTTAACTCGACTTTTCTGACAGATAACTCCGCAAGCTTCTTTGGGATATTCGGCTTTTACATGTTCAAATATCGATTCTCTTAATTTTTTTGTGATCATCTCGTTAACCCCGCAGCGGGAAACCCTCCAAAATCTAATGGCTCATTCTCACCAAAGCGTTTTTTGCAATCACTAATAAGCCCACCACAACTATCTAGCGCTGGATCATCAACAGGGTTTCCTCTCTCATCAAAATATTTATTCCCTGAATATGAGCACCCATTACCACTACGATAATCGCCTTTCATGCACCAGTAACAAAGATTATGAATTTGTCGAACGGGTATCATTACTCCCTGCAAATCAAACGGGCTAGACAGCTCGAACTCTACGGATTCGCCAGCCACCTCATTAGTTTTACGATCGATGTAATAAACTTGTTTAAAGCATTCGTCTGGATTAGCTGTTGAATTTCCCTCAGGAAAGTTTTTAGCATCAAGATAGTGAGCAAATGTCTCATAAATAGTCACTTTGGCTTGCACCATGTCGTCAAACTGAAGACATAGAGATGAAATTAAGCCATCTATATTGGCAACCTTTAGAGATGGTCTCGCTGGACTACCATCACTATTTTTTGCCATTCCTTCAACTTCATAAGGCCATGCCCCGTATTCATTGCCTTGCCACCAAATTGGTTTTGGCTTGATATCACCATTAGATTGCTCTATCTCTTCTGGTGTATGAGGTAGATTGTAAGCATGGAAGCGAAGAATGGGCCCATCAAACTCACTGCCATCCACCTCAATTAATTGAACCTTATTACCCGGCTCTAATTTTTGTACATCTGCTGTGATATTCATGCGCTAAATGCCTGTTCAAACGTAGCTGTCAATTTCATTACTCCATCAGAGATGGGGAGCATCGTTATTGAATCAGCTTTAACACGATAAAGCCCTTTTTCACCAAATGGAGGCGTCCAAATAAATGATTTTGCTGTGTGTCGCCGAATGAATTTAAAAATAGGCATCACCTCATCTTTTAGTCCCATATAAGCAAATGGCCACGTTTGAGATTCTGGATTAATACCATCACCAGCAACTTGTTTGTAACCATCTCCAAATTCAACTTCTTTAATGCGATGCTTGAACTCACCGCTTGGCGAATCTTGTATTTGTGTTCGCCATTTAAACTCTTCCATTGGTTACTCCAATAAAAAAGGCGATACAAAGCCGCCTGATCAAATATCAGGATATTAATAAATATCCATTAGGTTATTTTATATATTCAGCCCAGAGAAACTTACCGAAGGAATGGCTGACTTACTTCGATGGAGAATTGAATATGTTAGTTAGTGAAATGGCAAAAGACATAGAGGCCCTTCAAACACGTACTCTTGCTTTAGAGTATATAATTCAAGTAATGATTAGGAATATGTCTGATATTGAAAAAGAAAAACTTATTAGTGAATTAAATAGAGTATCGCATGATAGTCCTGTAACTATCGAGGCGTTTGGTATCATTCAGTCACATTTACATAATTAGTACCATATTATAAAGGCGGTTACTGTGCCGCCTTTATGCGATCTATCATGGTTCTTGCATATTTTTCCGCTCTCCCCATAAATGAAGCAAATGTTTCATTTGGGTTATAATCCTCTGTGTACTTAAATTGTAACTTTGGTTCTTCATCTGGGGTATTATTTCCCACTATCTCCGTTACTGTAATTTCTGACGTTAATATAGGTTTTTCACTTATTTTTATAGCCCCAATGCCATATCTTTTCACATCCCCTGTAATTTCCACTCCTGAAAATTTGTTTGATAACAATGGGAACTCTACTTTGATTTTCATAACTACCTCTCATTAAAAAGCCACAGAATTTGGTGGCTGTTATTGGTTTAATTCTTTAATTGTTTTTCTTGCATATTCTTCGGATTCTTTAAAATATTCCGAAAGAGGCTTATTAGCATCAAAGCTAGTTTGATAAACCAGATATGCTTTTGGTGGTTCAAAATCAGCTTCATTTCCCATGTATACATCTACTGGAATGCTAATTTCTTTATCTTCTGGACGAATACAAATATTTCCTAATTTTAATTTCATAAATACCTCTCTTATTAAATGATTATCTATTTCCTGATACTGCTTTAATGATCTTGTACAAATCACCACCTTCTCGCCCTTCACTAATAAAAAGGCTTTTAACTTTATTCTTTAACGATTGCTCAGCAGCTCTCACATCTATATTTGGCATTGCACTTTGTTGCTGTTCGGTTTCAATCTTGACGCCGCTCATATCAATTGTCACATTCACCCCACCACCAGCAATTTGAGGATTGCGAGCGATAAATGCTGTTGGCTGTGTAACCGACATTGGCGCAGAACCACCGACATGACCACCTGAAGCATAACCTCTCTTTCCTGCATCCATTAGTCGATAGAGATTATCTACACCTAATCGTTGCGTTGCTTCCTTGGTAAAGACGAACTCGCCTTTATGCACTACGCCAGCGGGGTCATATTTACCACCACCGCCTGTATAACCACCACTTGCAAACCCAAAGAAATTACCTACCGCATTACCACCAAATGCCGCTTTCATAGCATTTAGCATAGCCATCTGCATTAACATCTTGGTGGTCATTTCTAAGAATGAGCGAGTGAAGTCAGCAAAATTAGCTTTGCCCGTCAATACAAAATCAGAGAGACTGTTACTCATGCCTTGGAATGCTGATTGACTAATTTGAGCTACGTTACCGTAAACGTTTGTTGCCTGTTCTTGGAATTCAGCAAAGCCTTTCTTGACGCCTAACTCCCAGTTAGCACGAATAGAGTCTTCCTTAGCATAATACTCCTCTAAGGCTTTTCTCTCGTCTGGTGATTTAGCTTTCTCTAGTGCAATGTCTCGTTGATACATGCGGTCAGACTTACCAGCTCCCAACTCTAAGGCGCGACTTCTGGCATTAATTTCTTCAACACGTTTAAGTTGTTTATCTAACTCACGATTATGTAACTCCTGAAGCTTAACCTCATCACCAGCTATGGCCAGTGCTTCTTGAGAAGCAAGAATGTAGTCCTTTTTAGCAAGCAACGCCTTTTCGTCCTTGGTTAACTGTCTTGTTTTCTGAGCCTCCTCAAGGATTGATATTTTCGCTTCCATATCCCAAAGTTTTTTACGCTCAGAGCTAATCACATCACTGACTGTTTTATGCTCTTTTAGCACCTTCAATTGTGCTTGCAGGGATAGTAGGGCTTGATTTGCTGATTCATCTACTCTAGTACCATAATCTGGTCGGTAGGTTGGGGTTTTACCTTTACCTTTGGCTTTTTCTTTCTCGTAACGCTCTTTCTCTCGGCGGATGGCTTCATCTTTTGCAGCTTGAGATGCATACGCGTTATTTTTTATCTCATTGAGTGTTCTCTGGTGCTTTTCCTCTGCGGTTTCGTATTGTCGCTTTAATTCTTGATCGGCTCTAAATTGCGCCTTTTTACGCTCTTCCTCATCTCTTGCGGCTTTTTCACTTGCATTTTTTATAGCGATTTGAGTCTGTTTTTCTTTTAATAGAGCGAGTTTACTTTTAACTTCATCTACGGTTAACCCTGTTTTGTATCGTAGTATATCTTTTCCAGCAGGTTTTATTTGAGCTTCAATTAAAGCTTCTTCATACTCTTGAATTTGCTGCTCAAGAGTCTTCTCCCTGCCGATATTTAACATTTTATCCCATGCTTTTTCAGCTTCATTGCCAACCCATTGCCAAGCTTTTTCAAGCGTACCTAGATTTTCCTTTATCTGTTTGGTTCGCTCATCCATAGCATTGGCATATGATTCCATAGCCATTTTAGCCGCTTCTTGCTCTTTTCCTTGCGTCTGAAGTGTGGTTATTTGTTCTAATTGGGTAGCAGTTAAAAAATGTAATGATTTATCTAATTCAGTGACTGCTTTAACTGGATCTTCTTGCAATCTCTGAAATTGCTTTATTGTCTCATCAACCGATTGACCAACGGCTTTTTCCATAGCAGCAGCGGTTTTAGATACCATGTCAACATCTCGGCCCGAGAAAGCACCAGAGCCAACTACTTTTGAAATAGTATCAGCCATTCCATACTGAGTTATCCCATTCCCCGATAAGCTTCTAGCCAAAGCATCCAGCTGTGCAGCTGTTCTTCCTGCATAACCACCAGTAAGAATTAACTGCTTATTATACTCGCCAAATTCTTGCGACCCTTTATACGCGGCTAACGCCACAGCTGCCGCAGCACCAGCAAAACCAAACATAGCAACTCTTGCAGGGGTAATAAGTGATGCTAACGCTTTTAGTGAGTTACCGACACCACCAAATGAGTCCTTTATTTGCCCCCCTTGTTGTATCATCACCATCCAAACAGGCATTCCTGATGCTAATGACGTAACAATATCTGTCATTTGGGCTGGTAGTTGTCGCATAGCGTTTCGATATTGACCAATAGTGATTGAGCCATTTAAGAATGCTTTTTCTTGCTCTTTTAGCTTGTTGATCATCGGCGCGGCTTGTTGCGACACGCCAAGTTGAGCCGCTTTTAGCTCTAAAATCTCTGTCCTCGTTTTTCCTATAATTTCAGTTTGATTTTTCAGTGAATTTAAAAAATCATCAGCAGCTTGCTTGGCTCTATTTGTTGCTGCCTCTTGAGCTAACAACGCCCGCCCTTCAGCAGTAAGGGACATATTAACTCGTGTTAATTTATCTCTAGTCTGTTCAAGTATGGCGTTATAGTCTGCAAACTGATCCTTTGGTAATATCCCTTTTTTATTTGCCTCTATTAATTTTTGAGTGGCTTTATCAAGCGCATCAAATGCTTTATTGGTTGGATTTATTGAATTTAATAAGTCATCAAGTTCTTTCTTTTGCCTCTTTATCGCGTCGGCTGCTCTCTTTTGATGATCAACCCCTCTATTAAACTGGTCATTTAAATTTCGCGAAGAACCGCTTACCTTTTCTGCCGTATCGCCGAATTCCTTTAACTTTTGTGTGCCACGCTCCAGATCTGACGTATCAGCCTTTAATGATATTGTTGCTATATCTGCCATTTAATTTCCTCCAGATATAAAAAAACCACCCGAAGGTGGCTTGTCTATTTTCGATAAAGTTACTTTTGACTATAAATATTTATTCTTGGCGAATAATCCATGAATATCTCATATCCATTTTTATTTGGTTTTGTAAGAAGAATCATAGTCAGAAATTCATCATCACTCGCTAACCACATGTGAGTATTCCCCTCTGTGTCTTCATCGGCTTTTCTAGCTAAATTAACCTCTTTCACAAAGTCATTTTTATTAACTTTTACATTACTAACTTCAACATAAATAGGGAATTTCCCATCTATGCACACACTAGCCTTTCCTACCGCCTTTACTTTTATCCCAAATGAAAAATCATTAATGTCATAGCAAACACTCCCTCTATCATTTTTATAAGTATTACTAGGAATATTTGGTAATTCTTTTGTGAAATCAATGGAACCTAAGGATGTTAAATATTCTCCTGTTTTTTCAATTCCCGTCCATTTAAATCCTGATGTATCATACTTATACTGTGCGCTACCTTTTCTGAATATTGGTATCTCAACATACATAACATCTGATAACCTTAATGTTTCCGCAACCTCATTAGAGTTAATGAAAAAAGCAAGGTTCCTTTCATCATTAAGTCTAACAAATACACTTTTCACCGCGCCATTGCCATACCTTACCGCTATTTTGCATAGATTGGGGTTGTCGCAATCAAATCTGCCACTGAGTAAGTGTAAGCCAGCTAAACTCGACGTGGAATTATTATCGCTGGATAAGAGAAGTAACAACTCGTTATCTATATCTTTATTTATTGGCATTGATTGAAGCGATGCCGTATAGCTTTCAGATCCCCTCATCTCATCAAAATGTTTTTTGTATTCCCATTCAGCAATGGCATTTGAACCAATCAACAACAACGCTACACCAAGTAATAACTTCTTCATCCCGTCCTCTCAGTTCTTTATTTAGTTTCATATAAAATTATTTATTACTGAAATTATAGTCTTCAATGAAGTCTTTAAATGGAGTGCCTTCCTCACCATACATGCAACGACCTAAATTTATCATATTCCTTTTTTCTTCGCTTGATGCTTTTGCCTCTTTGATATTTCTGGCAAATATCAAAAACCTCAAATAATCCCCGCCATTTGAAGGAATTTGCCCTATTTGTGAAGCCATACTTCCTTCTGTATTCCATTCCTTCATATCTATCCCCATATCTTTCCACGACCTTGTATGAGGGATCCATATACCTTCCCATTCGCTTCTAATTATTTTTGGTAACTTATGAAGAGGTTTCTTTTCCAATCTTCCATGCTGGATTAATACCCTCAATGGTGTTCTTGTTTGCATCGTAGCTGAAAATCTATACCCTTCTAAAACATCCCCACCAGGGTCATTATCTATTGAAGAGGGTCTTCTTTGGGCATTAAATAAGTGCTCAAATGGAGAGTATGACTTTAATATGTATATCCTTGTTCCATCATCACTATCCTGCCCTGTATCATGAAGCCATATAACAATCCTTTTATTTATTATAGCTTCTCTTTTCATCTGGTTTTCAACAGAACTAAAGTCATCATTAATACTATCTGGTTCATTTTTGTTTTCAGAGTTTTGCAATACTTCTAAATATTCATCAATTAATAAATCGGCACTCAAGTTATCTAGTATTAATACATCTCTACTATTATTGTGATTACACTCAGAAATAATTCCAATAGCTTCCATCTCTTTTATTATGTTAGCTGCGCGACTGTATGCTATGCGGAATTGCCTCTGCACACCTGATATTGACACTCTCTGTTTTTCAATTACATACTCTATAGCATCGCGAAGTAATGGGTCTGGTTCATTTATCTCTTCAGAATTCATGACTTACCCTCATTCATTTTCTTGATAGTTTCCATGAACAGTTCTTTGAACTTTTCAGGATCAAGCTGTGACAACTCATTTAAGTTTTTATGGGTGCTATCCTCATCCACTGCAGACTGAAGAATCATAACCATTTCAGCATTAAGAGATCGCCCATTCTTACTTGCCCTTTGCATTAACTTTTCCTTCAGAGTATCAGGCATTCTAAGGCTATAAGGCGTTATATCTCTTATTCTCGTATTTTTTTGTGACATACAACCACCAGTAAAGTCATTGTGATATCACAATATAGTCAATTATTCGTTGACTATATAGATTCACATTGATATCTTTGTGATGTCACATAGACACATAAAAGGATGAAGATATGAATACCAATAAAAAAACAGGAAAATTTCAACTCAGATTAACAGAGGTGTTAAAAAGTAAAGTGGTAGAACTCTCAGCGAAAGATGGTATTTCGCAAAACTCAATAGTTAATCAAGCGATAGCTTGGTATGTGAAAGAAAGAGAAAAACGTGTCAACTAAAACAGCGAAGCCCCAACTATTTGCGGTAGCTAGGGCTTCTAATTTGTCAGAAACTACGGAGTAACCGACATGACTAGTGTATCAACAATTAACGTACCTTTCCACGGTAACAACCTGTATGTAGTAAATTTCAACGGCGAACCATATGTACCAATGAAGCCAATAGTTGAAGGCATGGGGTTAACTTGGCAATCTCAATTTGAAAAGCTAAAACAAAGGTTTAGTAAAGGGATCACGGAAATCGTGATACCTTCAAAAGGCGGTGAGCAATCAATGCTTTGCCTAGCTCTCCGTAAACTTGCAGGCTGGCTTCACACTATCAGCCCTAACAAAGTCAAACCAGAGATCCGCGATAAAGTAATCAAGTATCAAGAAGAGTGTGACGACGTACTTTATGAATATTGGACTACTGGTGAAGTTAAGAAAAAACACAAATCAACTGTTCAAGAACGCAACCCATTAAAGAATGCTGTTAATCTACTGGTTAGTAAGAAAGGCATTATGTACCCAGAAGCCTATTCTCTTGTTCACCAGAAATTTAATGTTAGTAGCATTGAAGAGCTAACAGCAGATCAGATACCCGATGCGGTTGAGTATATTCACAAGTTCGTTCTTGAAGGTGAATACATTCCTAAACAGGAAGAAAATATACTTTTTGAGCCAAATCAAAACTCAATCACTGTAACCATACCCAAAGAAGGCAGATGGTTAGTTTCTTATAAAAATGGAAAGCAACAAGTAGTTAGCGTTGATGGTCATAACGTTGTCAGTGTTGAATACATTCAAAAATTACAACGTGACTCTAATGCTCTTATTGAGTTACTGCAAAACTTCCGCTTACGCACCCAAGTTATGCAAGGTGAGAAAAGCGGAGATATTTTAAATACTCCGTTAATTGCATAACAACAGTAGTAACGCCCAAGGACGGGCTATCAATTCTAACGATTCGTTATAATCAAACTATATCAATAAATTACACAAGATAAGTTTTACAACTTTTTTGTAAAACCCTTTAGGAGTCGCTCAATATTTGAACTACAAAACTTTTGTAGTTACCTACAATTATTTTGTAGGTCGGTCATTTCAATTTAGAACAATCAAACAATATCAATAATTTGAGATATTCAGGCAACAAAAAACCCACCGGAGTGGGTTAGTTTTCATCTACTTCAGATTTATTCTTGGGGGAGTTTTTCGGCTTTAATAATGATTGCTGACTTAATTTCATCGCCCAGTACTTTAGCGTTTATGGTTAGTTTGATTGGCTCCCTGTCCCACTCACCTTGCTGAATAATCTCTTTATTTTCTTTTTCATCTAAAAACACATCCTGAACTACACAACTAACTAGCTCACCAGTGGTTACATTTTTCACTGTAACCTTGAATGGCGCAGGATCGCCTGGCTCAACCTTAACAACCTTATATATGCCATCAATTCTTCTTTCGGCGTAAGTTTTACGTTTTGTAGAAGTTAGCTCTTTAGTTAACTCAGCATCCAAAACAACACCATCGAACTCGATAGTGTCAGCTTTATTCAAGTTCTTTAATAAATTACCTTTAGACTCAGTGGCTATTTCATTTTGCTGCTTAAGTTGAGGTATGGACTCGATAACACCTGTAACAAGTTCCATTCGTTTAGTCTCTTGCTCAGACATAAACCTAATCGACTCTAGCGTCTGCTTTTCGCCTTCTTTGCTTATTTCAGCAAGTTTTATTTCTCGCATGGTATCTAGGTAATACTTATAAGAAGAAGACGCTCCCCAGATAAATGCAGCGCTTATCACTGTTATTGCTATCTGTTTTCCTGTCATTTTCTTAATTACCGATTTTTTAAGTGATTCTAAAAAACCACCAATGTTTATCTCAATTATGGATGAGCCTTCATCAATAGTTATAACCAACTCTATCGATTCTAACTCTTTTTTCGATAAACGCTTGTTTTGATCACCATATTTGAAAGCGGCGTATGCTTTATTGATATGCGCCTGCATGTCAATAAAACCTTTCATTACGGATGGTGTAATACTTTTATTGAACTTATTACCCGTAAGTCTAAAGGTTAAGTTTGGCCAGCCTTCAAATGTTACGTTTTCTGGAATCTCATGACCTTCAGCGTACTGCGCAACCAATCTGAAAACATCATCTTCCGAATTGATGGTTATAGTATCTTCTTTCAAACCCATCCCCTAAGCATTTTATGTTGTTTTATTTGTACGCAAATAGGTTAATCGATATAAAATAATCACCACCTACTGCGTTCTCTGCTTCGACACCGATACTACTCATTGATTTTATGACCATAATATCAATATTGCTTATGGATGGTTATCTGGTAATTTGATCAGTGATGAGTGTTAAAAGGAAAGCTTAGCGCTTTCAGAAAACGAATAAAGGACCAAACGTCATCAGGTTAGTAGCAGCCCCATTTCCTTTGTACGGATATTTGACTTAATTAAATTCACGTCTAATATTTGTTCTGCTCAATAACGAGCATTACAAGGAGTTTTTATTATGGGTAAAAAACCCGGTGAAAACACAGGTAAAGATGGCGGTATCTATCGAGAAGTTGGACCTCGTGGCGGTTTAAAAAACAATTATGCCACAGTGAGAGACAACGAAAAGCTACCACCAACAACGCAATCAGGCAACACATGGGTTCTTGAAAAAAGAACACCAAACAGTAAGCGTCCTTAACCTGTTGTAATAATTAAAGCCGGCCTACGTCGGCTTTTTTGGGTTTAACACAGAAATCCACCATCCTACTAATAAGATGACAAAATGTTTCATTCGCGGCTCCTGTTTCAACGCTCACACCGACGCGGTAACAAATGTCGAACGCTATATGTGCGCATTCGTGAGCTAGAGTAGATAATTTACCGTTAAACACACCAATAATATGGAGTACACACTGAGTGTTAGTAACAGTATGACTTGCACCGTTAACAAAACTATCCCCACCATCAATGCCTAGTTTTTCATGTAGAGAGCGCCAATCATCCCAAGAGCCACAATAGATAATATATCCAGATTCAAATAAAGGCACCTTCATATGTCGATACTGCCTTAGGATTTTGTTCATATTCCTACCTTTACTATAAAATATCTCAAGCCTGATAATTGGCTACTTTCTCTTTCTGCTCACCAATCTGCGCTTACCACTGATTAGCATTTTATTTGTCAGTCATGCATTAACGTCGTACTATAATGGCTCACTTCAATGAGGACATTGTAATGCCATCCAAAAATACCTACTTGTATATGAAGCATTCGACAATACAAATGTATTCTTATTAAAAGGAAACGCTGCTATAAAAATAGAATCCGGAAAAGGTATTGAGGAAATATTGAATACCTTTACTGAAGTTGCCTGCTCTGAAGCTAGAAAAATTGATAAATATGCTAGACGAGTGGCGATAGTAAGCGTAATAGAACTTTAAATAGGTTTATTGCTTTACAAAAGCGCGACTATGGTCTCTTATGCATCACCTCTAACGCCTTAGCCTCCATAATGCGGATATCGCTAAAAACGGTCGCTCTATCTTTGATGTTGAGTAAGTCCATTATTTGGTTTAATGGGTTGTAATCCAAGCCTGTGATACCATTCATGCCTACACGCCACTGTGTATTCATAGCTGAAAATACTTGATACGAATCCCAAACATCAGGCCACACCTCAACATCATCAATATCAGGCGGAAAGCCAAAAGCGCGCTCGAACTCAGCCGATTCTTTTGAACTCATTCCGCCATACATCGCCTCGGCGACCGTTAGGAGTTTTTTTCGCGGTTACCTAGTAGCTCGTTGTAATACGTTGATGAAATAGCACGAGAAGCTGATGGGTAGTTATCTAACAATATGTTTAAATTTTCTTTGTTATATGGTTCTTCGATCGCCCAGTCAGCAATAATCTGCTCAAAGAACTCAGAAATCGGTTTTTCTCGCATTCCATCAAGCTCACTTACTGAGTGATGTTTAAATGTGAATGTAACTACTTCTGGCTTTTCTTTGCCAGCAACAGGAATTTTGACGTTAGCTTTGAAGGTTGGATTTGGGACGAGTGTAAATTTAGGCATTGTCAGTCCTTAAAAAGCCCCTGATTCGGGGCTGTCGAGAATGTTTATGGATTAAGATGCGTTGGTATAAATCTGCATTTCAGATTTAAGTGAGAATCGCGCTGTTACGTTTTCAACTTCGTTGATAGCGGTGTTTGGCACACGTTGGAATGAAATTGAAGCTGTGTAATAGCGATCTTCTTCTGCGCGTTTATTGAAGAATCGGATTGCAGTAACTTGCTTACTGTCGTCCAATTTTGTTAGCAATTTACGGATAGGCAGCTTAGCATCGTGAGCAAAGGTATAAACCTGTACAACACCATTTTTATAGGTATCGATAGTTTCTGCCTGCTCATCTTCAAGAAATTGAACCTCTTGAGTTTGCTGTTCCCCACCTTCTGTAGAAAGTGTCATTACCTGTGGCATGACTTCCCATGACAATACTTTCTTTAATGTTCCTGTACCGCCACCAGCAGGAAACACATTTTTATCACTTGTATCGACACCTTCTAAGGTGATTTTAGATTCAGCGACACTTGCAACACGGAAAGCACCCGAAGCTTTTTTCCAGCCAGATGTAACATGAACAATATCGCCTTTAGCAATGTCACCCACGTCATCAACTGTCAGCACAGCTTCTTCGGCATTGGTCGCCTCAGTAATTTTAATTTCGTCATCGTATTTACTTGCAATGTAAACACGCGACCCATTAGGAATGTTATAGGCCATTGTTAACCTCTATTTTAGGTATAAAAAAACCGCAATTAAGCGGTGTTATCGGATTGCATTACATCGATAGGATGCACGAATAGGAATGGTATAATTTGTTTCATCTGAAATTGGAGGGAACTGGCTAGGCTCTCCGTTAATGTAGATACCCTCCCCTAATGTTAATCCATTTTCTAATCTGTTTTTAACGTCATCAGCAATAGTTGATATCTTAGCGTCCCCACCCCCTACTTTCCCAACTACGTTAATTTGGATAACACCACGATAAACAGGCATATCCAGAGATAACCCGATATTATCCGTTTCTGCTGGCATGACATGGAGTTGAAGATAGGGATCGTTAATATCATTAAAAGGAAGATTCGGCCATGCGATTTTTAGGTTTAAATCTTTTCCAATATTCGCCACCAGCTTTCGTATTTCAGCATTAATCGTTGACTGATTCATGATTTAGTTTCCGATACGGCCGAATTAAACATCTTGCTTGCCTCTACGGCGGTTATGGCAACCATACCATTAGGTGCTTGCTTCGAATGCCCCATTTCAAGTCGATAAGCATAAGGCGCATTGTTTGTGAAATAGATAGCCTTCATTCCTACCTTAAATTGCTCAATAACAACGTTTCCTAACGCCTTTGTCATATTGCCTGACTTATCTATGCGCCCCGTCTCGCCTTCCGCTGGGGCATCAAATGACACCTGCCAATTACCTCTAAACCGCCCCCCTGTATAACCAGGAGGAACATAAATATCCATAGAGTCATTAACACGAACACGCTTTTTTAATTGACGTCGCTTTGGTGTTAAATTATTAGGATCTTGTTTTAGATACTCATTATGTTCAAAAACTGCTTTATTGTAGTCTGAGGCAGCCCTATTAACTTCCCATAGTTCAAGATTCCCTACGGGCGACATATCAACAAGCTTCGCTAATATTTTAAATCCTGTATTTTTGACAACTGTTTCAATATTTGCGTTAGATTTGTCGATAAAGATATTAATCGACTTCATGAACTGATCTGACATATCATGCCCTCAACTGAGGCTGATAGCAGATAATAATATCAGCAGGTTTAACAGGGTTTAGTTCATGAACACGCAGCCAAACGCCATCGACAAGCAGCTTATCCCCTTTCTGAATATCAGTGTCTGGAGGAAGTATCATTTTAATATCCGTAGAGAGAATAAGCGTGCCGTCGATTTCGTAAGGTTTATATTGCGTCTTTACTCCGGTAACAGAAAATAACGTTTCTGGCTCAAATCGCTCTCGCCCCTCATCATCAACCCAATGCTTACCATCACGCTTGGCTTGATAGGAAGCACCATATTTTTTCAGCATCCGTAGTGCCGTGCTCTGTCCTCGCTGATAAATATTCATGGCTACCTCATTGCAAATGTATTAATGGCAAATCCATCTGAGACATCAATCAAGCCAGACAATAAACCTTTTAACCAAGGAAAGTTTGGTGCGCCAGTATTAGTGCCTTCGGCATATTGCACAGTAATAGCCCCCTCAATTCGCTCAGAGGTGATTTCAGCGCCTAACGTGGGCTGTAGGTCATTTTCTACTGATTCAATCGCTAAACGGCATTGAGCTTGGATTAATTGCTTTGGTATCTGATCGCTTGGGATGGCAACACCGTCGCGAGATAGCCCTGAGCGAGGGAAAGATAAAGGTTGATTTGGGTTAGTTCGTTTACCTAACCATTTCTGCGATTCAAGATAATCCATCGCCGTAATTAGTAATGCCTCTAATCCACTATCTGCCAAAGTGATATTTCTATCCTCAGCGTATTTCTTCAAATCATCCACACTTGCGTAGCTATTAAATATTGGAGAGTTCTTATCAGGATCAATCATGCTCACCTCAAAAAAAAGAGGGGCACAAAGCCCCTTAAATTACTCGTCTGGAGAAGTTTTTTCTGTGAATGTAATTGCATCAGTATTTTGTGCAACACCATCAACAGTGGCTGTGACAATAAATTCACCCTGTGAATCAGAAGTTAATTTCACTGTCGCACCACCAGCTTTGCCCGTCTTAGATGAAGTAACGCTTAATTTACCACCTGTTGTAGACCAATTAACGGTAGCTCCTTCGACTGGAGAGCTGCCCTTGGTGTAATTAAGAGTGATCGTTACTGTATCTGTACTGTCAGCGATAGCGGACGTTTTATCCGCTGACAGGGTTACTTTCCCTCTTCGGCAGTCAGTTTAATCATGACGCCAGCGGTTAATTTGTTGCTAGTGAAATGCTTCTTCCAGTTACCTGCGGTGCCTAACTGTGTTAAATCAGGGTTTTTTCCTTTTGATTCATCCCAGCTATAGCCCAGAACGCCAACGTTAACCACGCCTTCACCACGATAACCAACTTCCAAGTTCTCCTTGTCATTGATTTCATAAGATCGGAAAGTCGGCTCTTGGGATTCAGTGATAGTCACAGCACCCGGCACTAAACCAAAGATGGCATCTACTGGCGCTGTATCCGTTACCAGCACAGGCTTACCTAATGTGCCTGGCTGTCCACCGTAGATAACCACACCCGCTTCTTCATACACTTTGTTGTCAATGGCCTGATCAACAATATCGAAGTAGGTGGTTGAGTGCATAACAAACAGATTTACGCGGTTGAACTTATCACCATATCTGCGTAAACCTTTGGTCAGTGTTTTCTTGCCATCTGTCGCAATATCCGCAGTCACCACCATTTCTTTGTTATTGCCAATAGCGGCACCTAAAGCAGCTAAAGAGTATTTGATATAACCCTCTAGTGAAGCATCTGCCGCATCGGTACCCACTAACTCAGAGAACTCCGATACATCACGGCCACGGCGTTTAAATGCTTCTTCTGTCGTTGCATAAGGGCCATATTTCCAAGGTGCTTTTACATCAACAGATTCGCCCGCGCCGACTTTTTTGTTCTCTACGGATGCTGTGGAGTTTACATCACGGTGCTCAATCGAACCGCCGATCTGATAAAAGGCACGCTTACGGAAGTCCCCCTCAATAAACAAGTTATCCAGCACAATTGCGCCGTTTGATGCCTGATTAAATACTGCTAAATTATCTTGACGGCGTTCTAAAAACGCAGTTTGTGCTAAATCGTTATAAATTACTAAATCATTATTAGTCGTCGTAGCCATTGCTTATATTTCCTTACTCTTTTGGAAGTTTTAAATATGCGTCACGCCCGTATCGGCGAATATAATCAGCCTTGTCACTAGCGGACATTTGAGAACGTTTAAAATGCGCACCACCTTGTTTATGTTTCCCTGCATCTGTACCAGAGGCTGCGGGGAATAAGTGAGGAGCACTTTCTTTTAGGGATTCAATCCATTCAATAGGTGATAATGGCGTACGACCATCTTTACCCATAATTGGATTGCCATCTTCATCAACGGCTACGGCCTGACCTTCATCGTTGATCTGAAAAATGCCTTTGGCACGTAAAATTAAATCTTCTTGAGCGCTGGTTAATGCGCCCGCTTTCCCTGCTGCGGAACGAATTTCATCGCCTAACACACGAGCACGGAATTTATTTGCAAACGCCTCTGCCTTTTCAGCTTTAGAGCTTGCTTCTTTTAACTTCTTGTCGAAATCACCACGCAAACGCTCAGTACGCTTATTGAGAACCTCGTCAATTTTGCCATCTGCAATGAGTTTAGCTTCTTCGTCATTCTCAAAGCGTTTGAGCATTCCCTTCACAGTGTCGGGATCAATACCTTCAAAGCGTTTCAAGTTATCGCTTTGCTCTTTCACTTTGCCTAACAACTCATCACGCTTAGCTTTTAAACCTGATACTTGATCATTTACCGCTTTATCAATAATGGCTTGAATTTCTGGAGTGATTTCCGGTGTTCCACCACCTCCACCTTGCGAACCATCATCAGCCTGTGAGTAGTATTTGCGTTCGATATTCATAAATAACATGTAACACCCCTTGGGTTTGATTTGCGCCTAGCGCGTTGAAATAACTCAGCCCTAAGCTGAATTTAGGTAATAAAAAACCCGCTCAGTGGCGGGTTTCAGAGGATTCATTAGTTAAGCACCAAGCTTTAAATTTTTTTGGGTATTTTGATAACCAAAATTTTTCATTTAAACCAGACAAAAAAGAATCTCGCCTTAATGTGCTTTTAGCTAAACTAATTAACTTATTTGATGTATCTTCTAACAATTCTAGTTGTTTACTATAAAACTCGGAAACATCATTATCATCAAAATCCTTATGGAGATACTTACTCTTTAATTTTGTTACATTTTTAATATAACTTTCAAGTAAATCAGCAAATGTTCTCCCTGATAAAAATCTTACTTTGCCTTGAATATTAACTAACGCTTGTTGCGATTCTGTAAGTTTTAATAATACCTCTTTAATAGGCGTAATCGGTTCAAGATCCTCGTCTTGTGGATACCATTTTTTTTCTATTTCATATTGAAGACGTTCAATGCAAATTGAAATAGTGTAAAAATGATCTACCACATCTGAAAAAATATTGAATTGTTTATCCCACCACTTTTCTCTATAAAATTTATACAACCCTAAAAATGTTGCTATTGCCCCAGATAGTGCTCCAAAAATAAAACTCAATATAAAGCTCATTTTATTTCCTTAAAAATCAAAAGTTAGTTTTATCTAATTCTATCAATTGCTCTAGAGAAATAAACTCACCTTTATCTGTGTAAAACTCAGTGGGATGCATACCACCCTCTTTCATTAATTTAAATCGTGTCTCTCCAAATACCTGTCGTTGACGCCATTCAGGCTGCCGTTGTATCCAATCAAGAAAACTGGTATCTGCCGGCACTTGACCATCCATTGAGGCACGAGTTCCTACGTCCATCTCATCTAAATCAATGCCTAATTCACGCCATGATTTGGTAACCAGCGTTTCTGTTGAGCGGCAATTGAAGTGGATTTTTCCGGGGCCTTGTAGATAAGGAACTTTATGACCAATAGGCTTACCTTCCAGCGTGTATCTCAACCTATCCCGAATAATGCAATCGTGAGATGTTTTATTATCGAGGGTAGATAACCATTGCTTACAATCAAGAATGTCTTTATTGGCATCAGCAAACTGATCTCGCGCTGTTGCTTGTAAATGGCTAATGGCAGTTTTAGCTATTGTCGTCGCATTAGCTCGGCTTAGTTGCAATACGCCATCCTTATAACCTTGGTTTGCATGTCCTCTGATTTTACGTCCGATTTCTACCGCACTATCACCATTTAAATAACCATTACGAACAGCGTTATTTATGCGTGTCATGCGATCTGACTCTAATCCATCAGCCCATTCAGAAAGTAATTTCCCTTGAAATGGGCGAGACATGACTGAGGAAAATAGCATTTCCTCTGTAATACTCATTAGTGGATATTTGCGTAGAACAACATCAGGCAGTAGAGAATCAAAAAGGGATGGGTAATAACCAGCCTCATATAATGCATGTGCTCTCATTTCTTCCGTCAGTAGCGAAAAAGCGCTATCAACAGCTCGCTTATTAATACTTCTAACGCTGGATAGCAACGACTCCAATCGCCTTGCAGTGAAGCTATTAACACCGATAGAGGTATCATCTAAGGCAACAATAAGTGAAGCCGTTAATTCAGCATCAAACTCATTGAGCGCCTTTATCATCCGTCTCGCCACCCCTGTAGAATAGCGACCAGAAAACAGGGAGTGAGCAATCAATTCATCCATTAACCGCTCATTCACTGATCTCATGCCTCACCTACCATTGTCGGCTCTTGATTATTAAGCTCATCCACCACCACATCAACATCATCAGCGGGGTCGATAACATCATATTTTTGCAAACTACGAACCAAATCAGATTTACGCGTTGCGCCAGATTGCCATGCTGCGACGATTTCACGGATCATCGAACTATCGGCAATGTGATTAACGAGGTCTTTGTTAATCTCAAACGAAATGTCTGCAGTATCTAAACCTAAGTATTCAGCACACCATATTAGCGATTTACTGCATGCATCGGAAACGTTAGAGCAACAGATACTCAGGATAGAGGTTTGTGCGTTCTGCTCACCGACAGATTGAATAACCGTTTTAACCTTGCTATCAGCAGAAACTAACTGAGCGCCAAGCGCCACCATATAATCGCGCTTACTGTCCATCGCCTCCTTTGCCAGCATGTTAGGTTGAGCCTGAGCATAACCAAAGAAACCTTTTTCTGGCAACATAATTGGCGAGCGAGAACCAACCATAACGCCTTTCTTTTCTAGATAGTCACGCCATTCTGTTCCTAGCCCACCTAGATAAGGTTGTATTTGCCCACAGAAGAAAACAGAGTCTTCATAATCAGCAGAGTTTCGATAATGCCCTAGGTTGATTTTTGCCAACCCTAGAAGTGGGGCTTCATCAATAGTGTGATCGTTATTCTGGGCACCAATAAATGTAAAAGGGATTTCATCCCAAGCACCGTTACCTGCTCGTACTGGCATATACTCAGAATCGATTTCAAAAACGCTACTCCCGCTTGGCTTGCGATAGACACGACAGACAAACTTACCTTCTTCTATCGCTAATACTCGGTATTGAATTGCGTCTTTAAATCCAAACCCGTCCTCTTCTTCGACTGTCTCACGCAATACCACCAGCGTTAACATAGTGCGACCATTTATGCGGTCAGTGCGCCAATTAATGATATCTTCAGCTCGATATTGAAATATGTACGGAAGTTTAGAATCACTATTGTAATCAACATATAGCCCGTGTCGCCCTACCTCTAATACCGACTCAAGCGAGGACTGAGCAAGTTGATAAATACTTGAGCCTGAGCCATCAGCATCATCTTTTAAACACGATAGCTTTTCGACAACCGCAACTAAGGGATCCTTTTTAAATGCCATCCCTATCATGCCGTTGCGAGTATTGCCCGTTATTGGATAGAATACCGCTCTGTCTTGATAATCTCTATTGCGCTTCTTTTTACGCTCACTATCTTGCTCTTCAAGTTCAGGAAGATAGTTTTTTATATCTTCACCGCCTCTACAAACAGCGCGAACTAGCTCCCACTGAGGAGCAGCCGTTTTATACTCCGGTCGAGTGAAATCTACATTTGTTGTACTCATCAGAAGGTTGTTCCTAGGTTAATTTCGAATGCTGGGCGGATAGGTTTATGCAATACACGATAGCGAGTAGCATCCCAATCATGATCCTCTTGCTCAGTATCCACATCATCAGGGTTTTTAGAGTCTCTAACTAAAACAGGTACACGGCTAATCCACCCTCGGCAATAATCAAATACATAGAAAGCGGGTTTTTCTGGCATGCCTGACTCTGTTTTTTTCCCCTCAATCACCGCCTCAAGCATGTCAACGAAAAGTGAGGCGCCGTTGATACGGGAACCGGGATTCTTGTTTGCTTTCATCCACTCAACGCCTTGAGCCTCCATTTTTTGAGCAATAGAGTCTTCGTCGTCATTTGGCGTGTAAATGGAGTTATCAGCCGGGCCTTTAATTACCTTTTTACAAATACCCGGCATGATGTTTAATTGCCCTTGAGTCTTTCCGTCCTTACTAATTTCACTCGGCATAACGGAATCAACTCCGATTAAACGCTCATCAATCCACTTAATGCCTTTAGCAACATTGGTTGATGACATGTTTAACCCTTTATTCAGCTCATCAGGAGGACAGCCGTACCATTCACCTATCAAAATTAAAGTGCCAGCAGGAGGGCAGAATTTCCTCCCATCAGGTAATGTGGCTTCCGTGCCATCTGATTGAGCCCACCACAGGTTAGAAAATGGTTTTGACTCCCCCCAGTCATGGGAGCGGTCAACAATCCAACTGTCGGGGATCTGAAACGGTTTAATAACGTGATGCGTTGCATTCCAAAGGTGGTCAAAACGCCCACCGCTCGTCACATCCCAAGAACCCTCTACCCACGCTTTGCGACGATTTGGGTCTTTGATGCCCATCAATGTTGCAATGTACTGAGGATCTAAATAAGGGTTTTCCTTGAATGAACCATGAATAGCGACGCGAGTTAATGTAATTTCCTCATCACGTTCAGTTTGTGGGTTAAAGACTTTTTGCGTTTCACGAATAACCGTCCCACGAGGAGCTGGTTCTATAAATCTTTTCTTTACCCATGTGTGCCCAATACCGAATGGATTCGTAGTACTGAATGTTTCTAAAGGGATAGGCTTTAACAGCGAACCATTTTCAAGTGGATAGTCTTCGGGACGGAATGACGAACGACGGCAAGAGAACATCGCTTCATAAAAATCAGCTGATTTTTGCTTGGTTAATTCGTTAAAGCCAATAAAGGGGAACTCTTGACCATGGTAATCCCAGTAATCATCTGCTTCTTTACCAAATCGGAATAACAGCTCTTCACCTGTCGGCCACACCCAGCGTAACTCAGAAGCAGAAGCAAGAAAGCGAGCACCATCTTTAAATAGGCGATACATACGCTTCGATTGAGTAATGATATCCGCAAGGTTTTTATATTCTGTATCAAATATAACACCACGCCAAAATGTGCCATAACCCACTCCAACATTGCGCCTAAAACGCGCCAATTGAGCCGCTGTTTTACCGGGGCCACGTGTTCCTTCATACAATATTTCGTTACATGGACAACTTAGTGATAAAGACTGAGAGCCAGGCAAAGGTTTCCATACTACGTTGTAATTCATCCACCTAATACCTCACCTTGTTGCTGTTGCGCAGCCTTTTCCCAGTCATCCACATTGTCACAAGATGGAACAGGCATAATGTTGTGTGTAGCTTCGACTTTTTGCTCAATTTGCTCTTTGAATGCTTGCACTTTGACGTGTTTACCAAGAAGCTCAAGGTTCTTAACTTTGTCAGGCCATTTTATTTTTTTGAGTAAAGCATCGGCTCCGTCCTCACCTGTAGAAATTGACATGACATCTAAACCGCTTAATGTTGTACGCCAAGCTTTAGGCCAATCCCTTACAGGCTTTAAATCGCCACTCTCGTTGAGTATGTCCAATACGTCCATTTGGTCTATTTCAACTAAACGCTTGAGCACATAATCAGCGTCTACTTCAACACGCTCATTCCTATTTGATTTAAGTTCTTTAATTCTATTTTGGATGTTAACATTTACTAACAATCGGCTCGCTTGTGCGTTAGCAGTTTTCTCGCTGTACCCCGCACGAATAGCCGCTTGTGTAGCGTTTAAATCGATGAGGTACTCGCGACAAAACATTTCCTGTTTATCGTTGAGTGCCATTTAAAATTCTCTCTAGAGGTGTGCTGTGCTTTATACATACGATGACATATTGAACATCAAAAAAGACATGCTGTGGGTTATTAATGAAATTCGCACTAACCCTAAGCTACGTGGCAATGCTGAATGTCAATTTGGCTCTAACGGGCTAGAAAAAGAGCTGTGGGCCTATGATGACCTATTAGAAAAAGTTGGACCTAATGGGGTTGTTGATTCTGTTAAGGATGATTGCAACTACTTAGATGTTACTTCAGATCTAATTAGGAAAATCAAAGCTAGCATTTCTGGTATTAGCTAACGAGGTTCTTTTGTGGTGTTATGGCAGTCGCTCATGCCCTTAGGCCGCTGAGCGACCTTTCATTTCTTCGGTTTACTGAGCAGTTTTCCTAACTCTCGCTCGACGATTTCAGCAACTATCCGCCCTTCATCAACTCTGCCACAGTGTAAGTATTCAAGTGATTGCTGTAATTGACGATGGAGAGTATCTAGCCAGTCTTTTTCTTGTTTGGTCATACTTTCTCCTTAGCAAACTTACTCGCCCACACTTTGGCAATATGTAAGCAGTCGTCAAACATTCGCCCTTTTCTACTTGCTTGAGAGCTTCGGCGATAATGATCTACCGCCATGTAACTCGCTCTACGACAAACAGGTAAAGAAAAGCCGAGCTTTTTTAACTCGGCTAGTACGTTCTGCTCTATGAATTGTTCGTGGTTCATGCCGGCTCTTCTCCATCTGGAAATTCGCCCATATCAGGTAAGGTTAATTGTGATAGTTCTTTAATTGCCTTCTTCGCTTTGCGTATTTTCTTTAAGTGACGCTTGCGTAAATTCATTAAGTCACTACCTTTCCTGCCAAAGTTCTCGAACGACCAATTATCTGCCGCTACTAATCTATTTTGCATCTCATTGATAGTCAGGCTTTTAAGCTCATTCATATCACGGTTTGCTAACCCCGTTTGTGGTTTTGACTCTTTTTCAGCTAGATCAAGCAACCATCGACGCAAGGCTTTCGCTACATCTGTGTTAGCTAACATTCCGATTAGATGCGCACCTCTAACAGAGAAGATCCTGACCTTTTTCTTACGTAAGTTGTTGTTTATTCCATTGGTCATTGTTTCAGTGACCATTGTCATATCATCAGAAAACTCATCTTTATTGGCGTTATATAGATTGGTTACTGACTTCTCATTTTTGTATTCGAGAAGCTTAGCCATCTGAGAGCTAGTAAACCAAATCTTATTATCACCATTATCAAATGGAGTAATTTCATTACCTTTAAAAACTAATGATTTGCTCATGGTGTATTTCCTTATAGAAAAGCGAACCTGTTCACCAGAAATAACCGCCCCACAGAAAACACCATTAACGGTTTTTCTCAGGTTCGACTTTCTGTAAGGTTCTGTGAGTGTTTTTAATTGCGCGGTGAATGCGCCGATGAAATGCGTAGAGTTCGCAGCTTAGCGATACACTGATAAGCCACTTCTAGTCTGTTCCTAGCAGTCAAGATATGATCACTCTCCTTAATGGATAAACGATTATCTAATTGCTGATATATATATTTACTTAAGCTATACTGAGTAATTATCACTATACTTTGATTAATATCCTGTTAGTTTGCCCATGCACCCATGCTGGGCTTTTTTTATTCCATGCATTCTTGTTTGATATAATCCTGCAACCCTTTAATCATCTGTTCTGACTCTGCAATTCGCTCTCTGAGTAACCAATAATTTCGGATAGCGGTGTCAGTAGGTCGGGCGGTGGTTGCATAAGCCAAGCTGGTGGAGGGAGTGGTTTTGACTTTGGGACACTCGGCTTTGATGTACACCCGCTCTGGATGACGCTCACTAATATCACGCAAGTGACTAATTTCATTCTTTGCATTAACAAGCTCCTGTGTGCGCCTTGTATCAAGTTGATTTAGTCGCTCTATGCGTACTTGATAGTCAGTATTGATATCCTTCTGCTCTTCGAGTGCGGTAGTCAGTTCTTTGTTGTTTTCTGTCAGCGTGTTAATTCTTTTCGCTTGTGCATTAATCAGCGCACAACCACCAGCAACAATACCCACTATCACAACGACAATGTAAAATTTCCAATACTTCATAATTAGTACCGATGATGTGAGAGAGCAATCTGACAGCGTTTTTCTAAACTCACTTGGTCTTTAGTACATGTGTTATCAATCAAGAGATAAATTCCACCAGCGACTGTAATGAGTAATGCAAGAATAAAGCTGATAATGATGATTAAAGGTTTCCATGACATAGTACTGACTCCGCCTCTCGACGACTGACCAACCCTCGCCACACCTTTCCACCCGCATATACCCAACGTTTTATTTCTTCACAGGCACCCGCTCTATCACCCGCATTTAGTTTCTTAAGTAATGTTGAGCGAGCAAATGCGGTGGTACCCACATTAAAAGCAAAGGAATATAAAGCGGCTTTGGTGTAGTCATCGAGTGGTACTTTGATTAATGCATCGACTTGCTGTTGTGTCTTAATAAAATCGTTTTGTAATAACGCATCACATTCTTGTTGTGAGTATGTCTTACTTTGAATAATGTCTTTACCTGTGTGTCCGTAACAAACTGTTAGAACACCCGCCACATCACGATAAGGTTCATAACGTACACCTTCAAAATGGGCTATTACTACTAACGCAATTGCTGTGGCTCCTGCTGTTGTTACCGCCGCTATTTTCTGTTTGAGAGACATTAAATATCCTTTGGCGCTTTCACCATTAATTCAGCAAGCCTTTTTAGGGTTTCAGTTGGGTTTTGTGGGTCAACATGTCGAACAAGCTCTTCAAATAATTGAGTGCGTTTTCGTTGTTCTCGACGAGTCATAAAGTAAGTGGCTAAACCGAGAACCATGCTGAACGCCATCCCGATGACAAATCCCCATTCATATAACGAAAGACTGGCAAAAAAGGCCGTTAAGCCTGCGGTTCCATAAGTTACATTGGTTAATTTTTCCATGCGCATAGTCACCCCCAGAGGAGTGTCCGTTGATGATGAGTGTGAGAGAGTTAAAAGTGAAACGATAAAAAATTAGGCGGGTATTAATACTTTAAGTGCCTTTAATAAACCTTCAGGCAATTGCTCTTCAAGTGACGCCTCAGAAACAATGACAAGACCATACATAGATATCCATGCATTCGTCTGCTGTAAATGTCCTTGAATAAACTGTTTTGCTTTATCTAAAAAATAAACACAACTCTCTTGTATGTTTTTACGCCAATAAGATTCAATCGCCACCAGCGATGGATCTCCTGCATCACTAATTTTTTGCAAGCCAATTCGATATTGCTTTTTACCTGCGGGAGACGTTGTGCAAATTAATTGTGTCAATTGTTGAGTGTCACCATCAGCCGTATGAATATTGGCCGTTAAAATGGTTGAGATATTCATTTCGCTGTCTGTTTCTGAGGCATAGTGAAGACTAAACTGTAATTCGTTTATCTCTTTTGACATAACATTTACCTATTTATTTTAGTTAATAAGGTGCCGATTCACAGTTATTGTGTAAAATCTTTAGTATGAGTTTGAGATTGATACTATGATCTACGCATATAAAAAGGCCGCACATGGCGACCTTTTAAATGAGATGCTTTAGCTTATTCTGGCTTCAATCTTTCTGCATTAGCAATATACAATGCAACAACTAGAATAAGGATTGTTCCTGAATATACGATAAGTAATTGCGGATTTTTATGTTCAACAACAATAAGTCTGATTACAGCTGTGATAGCGATGTAAATAAAATATTGTAGTGGAAAGTGATAATTTGATTGAAAGTATTTAATAATTAAGGCAATAAACTCAAAATAAAGAAAGTAAATGATAAGTCCATCAACTAATAAATAAATTGAAACTGGATCACTAACTGTAAACAATAAATTAGCAAGGATAATAGTTTCTTTAACTAAAAAAATTATTAAAATAATTGCAAGCAATATCAGGCCAACACTACTAATCCATTGTAAAACTCGACTAATTACTTTTGTTTGATTTAGTCCTGTCATAATAACCCCTAAGAGTTTATGCTCCTAATATCAAGTTTTCTATAGATTAAAATAAAAAATAGATGAGAAGCTTTATATTTAATTAGGCCGACATCAAGGTATCGAACCTCGACTTTTAGTTTAAATAAAACTAAATACTCTCCCAGTTAAGCTAATGGCGGAATGAATTTACCTGAACCAACGAACTATCATAAATGCAACTAAGAGCAATAAAGCAATAATAATTACATTCCGCAAAAAAGCGGGGATTAGATGTAATAGCGCAGGCCAATTCATAGGCATCTCCTTAGGAAATCATTCCTTTAGATACCGCATCTATTTTCGATAAAAACTTGCAAATGCAAGGTTTGCTGTTGATAGCAATGAGGTATGTTTACTTTCCTAAGTTTACCACACACTAATGAATATGTACGTTTTAAAATATAAAGGGATCATTTTTAAATTTAAGTACCAAAAAAACCCCGTAAAAACGAGGTTCTATATATTCAACTATTTAACGCTTAGCTCATTTGAGCAGCCATCACAGTCTTACAAAAAATACATTTTGCGCCGTGTGGATTGTTCACTGTGACATCAAATTGTGATGTTCTATATTGTGAACTGCTACAACAAGGGCATTTAAAATAGAGGCGAATTGTAATAGCGCCTTTAGAGAGCCACCACGTTGCCTGCTGCTGGGCCTTTCATACCATTTTCCATGGTAAATGAAACTTCTTGGCCTTCCATCAGAGATTTGAAGTCATCACTCTGAATTGCAGAGTAATGTACAAATACATCTTTACTTCCATCTTTAGGAGTGATGAAACCAAAACCTTTATCATCGTTAAACCATTTTACTGAACCAGTCATTGTATTAGACATAGAATTTCCTTTAATTTATTTAATTTGCCATAAGGCATAGGCGGTTTGTTTTGTATTTTTACTTATGGGTATTAATTAGAAGGAATTCACAATGAAGAGGTATCGAGGATAACGCTAAATGGGAACAACTTTAAACTTACTAACATAAATAGGTCTGTACTTCCAAACCAGTGACGCTATTAAGCCATAGAAAAATTCAGATAGCAAACTTTATTTTTTAGCTGTAAATCAGATTACGTGCACCTCTAAAAAACACAACCTCGTTATACTCACGAGCTTTTCTTAATAGATAAACCATGTAATATCAAAACCATTATTAATACAATATATTGTGTTTTGTAATTACGCAAGACTATAAATAGGGTATTTTTTAATTATTTTATCCATATCTAATTTTACATTATCAACCGATAAACACCCTTCAATAAATCCTTCCGCTGCCTGTAATCGCTTAGCCACTTCATTATGCGAAATACCGAGTTTTGAAGCCATTGAACGCAAAGGATAATTCTTCACATAGTACATAATAACCAATTGAAACAAGTAACTATTATTTATCTTTAAATGTAATACCGCTTTATTGATTTTTAAGCCATCATCATCTGAACATTGCTCTTGGCTTCGTCTTGAACTTGGAATCAACCCTTTAAAACCTGCGGCAATTGATGAGTAATCGATACTATTTCCCTCATTAGCTGACCACGCTCCCCAACGCGATAAAACTTCCTGCATATCTCTCATACTAATGCTCCCCGTGCCGTATACACGTTAAACCAATGCCCCTATTCCTAATGAACGATTTAGAAAAGAAAATAACAATTCGATTTGATTGCCATAAGTGGCTTCCCACAACTTGGGATCACGATGTAACTCATCATGATGTTGCCGACATAATGGAATAGTGAATAAGTCATGAACTTTCGTTCCCATACCTCCCATACCATGGCCGATAATGTGATGTGGATCGTCAGCTTGTTGTCCGCAAACACAACAAGGCTGTGTTTTCACCCATTGAAGCCATTGGGAATTCTCCCAACGTTGCATTTTAGGTTTCAAAAGGAATGACGCTAGTGGCTCAGGATCGATAGCAACTTTTATGACTGGTCTTATCATGTCTAATCGTTCATTCATTGTTGATAGTGCTGTTACATTGCTTGGAATAATATCTGCTTCAGGAAAACCACCATGTACCCTGCGCTCTTTAGGTTTTTCAGACCAATCCAAAATTTGACGTAATATCGCATCAGGTAATTCATCAACCAGTTTATGCATCACAGCAAATGAGAAAAAATCGGGTACTGTCAGCTGGTGGCCATTATCCAATCTTAAACGACTGCGAATAGTGTCTACCATCCAAGCAATACGATTTTTATGAGCCAATTCAGCAACCCACTCAGCTGATGAATGGCGAATATGATTATCATGGTACCAACAAGTCCGTATCACACCGTCTTTATGCCATGTGGTTGTTAATTCATGATGATGATAACTGTCATGCTTATCGTTAATCTGACAACAATGGATATTTCTGCCTATCCACATATTCATCGATGACAATCCTCCCATAGCTTGGAGAACTTTTTTATTATTCAAAAAATCAACAATGCCCTTGTTATCCAATAATGGCTGTTCATTTCCTGTTAATGCCCCAGAAGGCCATTTATCTAAACTTTTTGGTACATCGCTAATAATCACGCGCGAATGTGGTTTAAATTGCTTAAGCAACTCCGCTCCAGGCTTCAATAAAACAACGCCAAGGTCAGACTGAATATAGGGCGTTAAGAGTAGTTTCATTAAATCTCATCCTCAACTTTATATTCAGCCCATAACCCTGCAATCCACTTCACACCTTTAGTAGTAAACCTTGATTGTGCAAAAGCGTGGTTATTTTTTTGGTTCGTTCCCGTTTTTATCTCAAAGCGACCAAGATCGACATGAGTTTGATAAGGCGTAAACGTATTATTCAAGCGATACATAATTTTCTTATCAATTAAAAAACAACGAAAATCGGTTTCTTTCGCCTGCAGTAATTTACACACTTGTCGAAATGTCATAGAACCATGGGATAAAACATAATTATCAACAAACTGAGCCTTAGGTGTCGCAATCGCCAGTTCACTTTCCAATTTTTGTTTTTCTTCTGCTAAGTCTGCTGCTAATCGCAATGCTTCTGGTAATGTTTGAGGAATGACTGGCTGCATTTTTGATTCTAATTCCTGCCAGCGATCAACTATTTTTGCTGTGAACTGAGGTGACAATCGAGCTACCAACACCAGAGAGTCTCTTTTATTAAAACGATATTCAGTATATTGATTGCCGTTATGTTCAAAAGGGAACTCAGCCAATGGCTGGGTTAAAATTTGAGCAACAAAAAGCCTATCGGCAGAACGCTTAACATCGGAATGATTACTTCCCGTTAAACTGGCAATCTCTCGACTCGACATAGTTAATTCACGATTCATTATGGGTAATACTGAAACTTCCATTATTTTTTGCATCATGCTATTTCTCTCCACGTTTTACTCGTGACCGTACATCACGTGATTAAATGGGCAGATTATTCTCTCCTTCACAATATCCATTAACATCAACTCAGGCATAAGTACCCCATAACCCAATCAATAATGTCACTACAAACCAAAAACCAACGAACAAAATGTATTTAGTTAGCATTACTGAGTCTCCTGTAACATTTCTATCGCTTGCTTCCAAATGCTGTTCCATGCTTGGCGACCTGAAAACTCACTCATACGACGAATGCCTGTTTTACCTGCTAGCTCAAGTGCAATTTCTTCAATGCGGTTTTTAGGTTTAGAGCGAGAGCCAATCAAGCGGGAAAAGGCACTATCGCGTTCAATGGTGTCAACTTGAACTTTTGGTTCATTCCTTGGCTCTTGGCTACGGATAGTGAGTTCATCAAAGTGTTTACGTAATTTTCGAGGACTTAAAATATTTTTGTGCCAGAATGAATCTTTGTTAGCCCAATCGAACAAGGCACAAATTTTCTCATGGGTACGCCCATCGATTTGGCGCATCAGGCGGATATCGTTCGCCCAGTCATACCAAGTAGGCTCTAACGCGGACGGATTCAGTTTTTTAACACGACCAAACATCCATTTCGCCGTTTTTAAATCATCTTCATCCCCCCATTTCTGCCCATTAGCGCTGTAAATCACTGCTTCAGGATAACGAGTTAAAAAATCATTTTTCGACTGGTCGCTGGATTCGTCAGAATTCTGCGACGAATGATCTGTTTCTGTTGTACTCTCTGAAGTAATCTCTGTTGTATTCTCTGTAAGAACAGGCCATTTTGACCCGTTCAGAACAGCGCATTTTGCACTGTTTGATGGTTTCAATTTGCGCTTATCGATAAGGTCATTTTGAACTGTTCGATCAGATGAATTATCACCATTCGATTGGGTCATATTGACCTCATCGGTCAGCAAGTGGTGATCGTAGTTAATCGCATAATAATTAGTGCGGTCATGGTTCGATTTATTGATTTGCTCGATGCGTAAAACACCCTGCTTTTTCAAATTAGTAAAAGCACGTTTAATCGTTGATTCAGAGAAAAAAGGAAATTGATTCTTCCACTCCTCAACTGTGTTATAAATCCAGCGTGAGCCGTCATATTCAACACCTGAAGTGGTTTCAGTTAGCCAATATTGAATTTGCTGTAACAGCATCGCCTCATTTAAACCAAGGCGTACCGCTAATTCAGGAATAACGACTAAAGGGCGACTTTTTAGTAATAATAAACTCATCTTGCCACCTCATTACTTAATACGTGTGTACTTCTCTTTAAAACGCTGTACAGGTTCACACTGTGGGTCGTCACAACCATCAAGCATAAAAATAACGCGCTGTTTTTCTCTGTCATAACGAACAACATGAACAACGATACCTCGGTGATTTTTATAGTAGCGATCAAGTTGGTTTGGGTTCTCATTGCTCATTGTCCCGCTCTCCACTTGAAAAATAAAAATCAGCCCATGCCTTTTTAAGAGACTGTCTATCTACCAAACATGCAGATTTCTTGTAGTTGTCTGGTTGTTCGTCAGAGACTATGATTTCTACATAGCGGAATGACTGACGACCTGAGACAGGTAAACATCGGAATTGCTTTTTAGGTACTAAATGCGCTAATCTACTCATGCTAATTTCTCTTCACACAATTGAAATTTGGCAAACCGAAGCCAGAGGCCGTACACCTTTGGCTTCACCCTTTCTGGATATAGCCATCTTTAATTTCTCTTTTGATGTAACAAAACAAACGCATTCATAAATGTGTGGATCTGCGAAATTAATCCATCCAACATCATTTTTATTTTCTGCTCTTCTTCGTTATCAATAACACCATCAGCCAAACTATTTTTCATCAGTAACGCTAAATGCCCTTGCATTTCATCAACATTGCTGCGTAATGTGAATAACTCGGTTGTGTCTAGTTCAGCTGGATTGACTCTATCCACTAACAAGCGATTGGATTCACGAGCAACAAACTCAGCAAACAAAACGGTTTTAGAAATATCTTGCATCGCTAACAACTCATTTAAATCAAATGAACGACAACCGTTTTTCTCATAAAGCTTGTTATTGAATGATGTTAAAGACAGACCGAGCGCACCAGCCATTGCTTCACGTCCACCAGCTGTCGCCTCACACATCGCTTTCACTACCTGTTTTATTGATTGACAACTCATTTCCTACCACCATTGATAGATTCTTGTAGTTAACTGCTTTAAACGGTTTTGCTATTGTTTATTTCAATAAAGTAAGTATAAAAATCATTGTTGAGTTCCCCGTAAATAAGACCAATCAACATCAGGCCTTAGTTCTTCACATCGAACCACTCCTGAAGTTACTTTTTCTATTTCAGGGCAACGTCGTGCTGGAATTTTTCGAGTTCCATTGATCCATTGATTTACTGTAGGCGGTGAAATACCCAAGCGTTTAGCCATTTCAGACTGCCCACCGACATAATTACATGCTTTTTTTATTGCGGTTGTGGCACTTATTTGATCCATTATTCAATTACCTCCGGCCTATATTGAAATACAATGTTAGGCTAAGCCTAATGTTAAATCAATAGGAATTGCCTACACAATATAAAGATAAGATAATTAGGCTATGCTTAATGGTAAAGATTTAGGCCGAGCGATAGAGCAGGCAATTAATAAAAAACTATCATCAGGATCAGTTAAATCAAAAACTGAGATTGCTCGACATTTCAATGTAAAGCTACCATCTATTTATGATTGGATAAAAAAAGGCTCCATTTCAAAAGATAAGCTACCTGAATTATGGAGTTATTTTTCTGATGTTGTTGGACCTGAACATTGGGGCTTAAAGGAGTTTCACCTCCCAGTAAATAAAGCTGAATCAAGATGTACACATGATGAACATCAACTTAATAGCCTTATTCATGCTTATATGTCAGCTTCGGCAGAAAGAAAAGAAATAATAAAATATCTTTTGCTGCAAAATAATACAAAAGAACCTTCTTGGGTTAATAGTGATACTAGGGCATACATTATAACTTTAGAACGACAAGCCTCTGAATGGTTAAATAACAATAAAAGCAATAAAAAATCCTCAAAGCGTCCAGCTTAAACTCATTTGGTCTGATGGAAACTTGTTAAGCTAGGCCTTTCCTAATTATCTACTCAATTGATTTTTATATAAAAAATAATCATCGTCTAATTTCATTTAATTTATTAGGCATAGCCTATTGACTAAAGATTAGGCTTAGCCTAATATCATTTATAACAATAAGCTAAATTTTTATATGTGAAGGAAAAGTAAATGATAACTGAACCAGTAATCATACTTCCAGTAAGTTTCACTGATGAAGATATTGCAAACTAGATGCTGAAATAGACGAGTACAGAATCAAAAGTGCTATTCAAACACAAAATAAATGATTTTTATGTGTGAAGAGAACGTGTGAAGAGAAACAATGGCTGACTGAGTCTTTTACCATTAAAAGGGGTTGTGGTGATAATGTTCTGCTCAGTCAGCCATTTTTATAAAGTTAGTTTTATAACCAAAGAGCGTGGGCGTGAAAAAAAGTAACCTGCAGCCAGCTAGAAATCCGAATCCCAATCGGGCTGATGCAACCACAGGTGGTCCACTCTTTTTGATTATGACTCTAACAATAAGTAAGGGTACTAATATTACTTGTGAAATGTCTTATCCGGGTTGTATCAACTCGCTAGTGCCCTTTCTTATTGTGTGAAGAGATAACATGAGGTTATAGAAATGAGCCAAGAAGATCGTAAGACAAATGTCCCTGACTTTCTTTCTGAATTAGATGCTGGCGTTTTTGAAAATAAAGTCTCTGCTGTTTTAAATGATGTGGCTTTAGGCGTTTTAAATAATGGTGGAAAAGGCAAAGTCACTATTGAATTAGATTTTGCTCGCCTTAGTAATTCAATGGAAGAAAAACGAGTTGAAATAACTCATAAGCTTAAATTCTCTGCACCAACACCTAGAGGAAAACGGACTGAGGAAGATACCACCAAAACACCTATGTACGTGGGTAAAGGCGGCAAGTTGACCATTATGCAAGAAGATCAAGGTCAATTATTTTCTTTACAAGGTCAGCCCGATGGTAAATTAAAAGCCATTAATTAGTTTTCTTATTTTTAATTAAACCTATCCATTTAATTTAATACTTTTAAATAAGTAGGAGTCTACTCATGTCTCAATTAGACGGCAATGCTATTTCGCAAATTCAAGATATGACCGTGGCTTCATTAAGCCTCGAAGCAATAGAAAAATCTCTTTGTCCAGCGATTGTGCTTCCGAATGACTTTAAAGTAAGTAGTTTAGAAAATTTACAAGAAGGTCGTTTCCGTTTTCGCGGGGAAATGAAAACAACCAGTATCAGCGACTTTGTTAAATACTCAATCAAGAATGCAATTGATGAAGGTGTTAGCTGCTTTATTGATGCCGATGAAATGAGTGCCGAAACTATTTTTAATCTCGGCACAATAGGTAAAGCAGGTCATGCTGATAACACTGCTATTGTGAAATTAAAACAAACCGCCCCATTCACAGCATTATTAAAAATGGATGGTGTTAAATATCGTCAAAAACAATTAGCCGAGTGGTTAGAAGATTGGCACGATTATTTAATGGCATTTGATGCTGACGGTAATGTTTTAGATATCAAACAAGCTATTTCTGCTGTTCGTCGTATTACGATTGAATCAACACGCTCTGCTGAACATGAAAATGCTGATTTTAGTGCTAAACGCTCAGTGTTAGAAAATGTTGAAGCAAGAAGCAAAGACATTATGCCTGCTACATTCCAGTTTACTTGTACTCCTTATGACGAATTAAAAGAACGTAGCATTAAATTACGTTATAGCGTACTCACTGGTGATGATATTCCCGTTTTAGTTCTTCGAATCATTCAACTTGAAAAACTTGAAGAACAAATCGCTCAAGAGTTTCGAGATATGCTTTGCAATGAATTCAATGAAAGCAAAATCGAAACATTCATTGGTAAATTTTCAGCATAATTAATCGCACAAATGCCACTAACTTGGTGGCATTTGTAAATTGTGTGGAGAGAATAATGTCTTATATTGCAACAGCAACAAATAAACATTTCTATTACCTAGATGTACGGATCGAAGATATAGACATTCAAGATATTGCGACAGGTTTAGCTAATGAGTGTCGCTTTAATGGACAGATTGATAATTTCTATTCTGTTGCTCAGCATTCTGTATATGCAAGTTATTTAGTTGCACCTGAATTTGCTTTAGAGGCCCTACTTCATGATGCCAGTGAAGCTTATGTCAAAGACCTACCGTCACCACTTAAAAAGTTATTGCCTGAATATAAATTAATTGAATTGCGTGTGGAAAAAATGATCCGCAAAAAGTTTGGGTTACCTGAAAATATATCTGATGAAGTCCATTTTGCAGACCTAGTGATGTTAGCCACAGAAAAGCGTGATTTAGACATTGATGCAGGTAGTAACTGGTTAATGCTTGAAGGTATTCCAGCTAGCGATTTTGCTGTCACCCCGCTAACCCCTCGACAAGCAAAATCCCTATTCTTACGCCGTTTTAATGAACTTTATAAAGAGAAAAAGGGCTAATAACCACCAGCATTGACTAATATCTATTTAAACTGTGTACGGACAGTGTGGAGAGAAAAATATGCAAATGTTGACTTTAGAGGAGTGGGCGCAAGAAAGATATAAAAGTCGTCCACCAAAGTTAGGAACGCTACAACGATATGCTCGTGGTGGCCTGTTCTACCCACCAGCAAGGAAAGAAGGTGGCATTTGGCGCGTGAGAGAAGATGCCGACCTTGTCGGTAATTTGACATCACCGGTTATCAATAACAACGATAACCTTATTTTACAGAGGATCCTCAAAGATGGCTGCCAGACCTCGTAAAAATAACGTCAATATTCCTAATCTTTACCCATTACTTAGTCGTAAATCCAGCAAGGTTTATTGGCGTTATCGCCATCCTGTAACAGGTAAATATCATGCCCTCGGTGACAATGAAGCCGAGGCGAAAGCAATAGCCATTGAAGCTAATACAAGATTAGCAGAACAACGAAGCCGACAAGTTATGGCTATTAGTGATCGAGTGGCAAAAATTAAAGGTAAAGAAATCACGGTTAATACTTGGTTAGATAAATACTGGGCTATTCAAGAAGAGCGTTTAAAAGAAGGTGATATAAAGCCAAATACCTATAAACAAAAAAGGAAGCCAGTCGATTTAATGAGGCAAGCCTTATCCATGAAACCATTACCCGCAGTTGATGCCAGAGATATTGCTGGGATCCTTGATGAATATAAATCTAATGGCCAGCACAGAATGGCACAAGTTATTCGTTCTGTTTTAATTGATGTATTTAAAGAAGCACAACATGCAGGTGAAGTTCCTCCTGGTTATAACCCTGCCCTCGCCACTAAACAACCGAAACGAAAAGTAACTCGCCAACGCCTTAATTTTGATGAATGGAAAAAGATATTTGAGATTGCTGACAAACAACATCGTTATATGGGCAATGCCATGTTGCTTGCACTTATTACAGGCCAACGATTAGGTGATATCTCGGCAATGAAGTTTAGTGATATTTGGGATGATCATTTACATATTATCCAAGAAAAAACTGGCACCAAATTAGCTATTCCATTATCACTACGTTCTGAACAATTAAATATGTCATTACGTGAAGTTGTTGCTCGTTGTCGTGATCGCGTTATTAGCCCTTATCTTATTCATTATTTTCATACCACTTCACAATCTAAACGTGGTGATCAAGTTACTGCAAATACGCTAACGACTAACTTTAAAAAGGCGAGAAATAAAACGGATATCGATTGGGGAGAAGGAACGCCTGCAACATTTCATGAACAGCGCTCTTTATCTGAAAGGTTATATCGAGCACAAGGTATAAACACTAAAGATTTACTAGGTCATAAAAACCAAATTCAAACGGATAAATACCATGATGATCGAGGGAAAGATTGGATAAAAATCGTGATTTAA